ATTCCGGATTGTGGCGGCTTCACGATAGACCGCAGCGCCCTTGCCAGCCAGGACCAGTGGATCCGCGTACCAGGACACCGCCAGGTCGGTACCGCCGGACACCCACTTCTGGGCGCCCTGGTTGAAGTACAGCTGAGACTGGGTCTTAATGCCAAAAGGGTTGTCCTTGGTTATCTCGCCCTTGTACTCACCCTTAGCCTGAGCGTCGGCCTGGTCGGCGATAGTCTTCCAATCGAGACCCCGCTGCTTAAGCTGCTCATTGCTCATCCCTAGCATCCATATGGACTGACCGGGGGAGATGTTGTGGGCCTGCTTCCACATAGTACCCAGGCGATCAAACTCACCCTGGCCCTGTTCGTCCTGAGGCTGACCCCAGATGATGTTGTGGAGAGCCATGCCAGCCCCGCTCACGGCGGGGCTTACGGTCTTCGAGTACAGCTCATACAGCTTGGAACCCAGAGCCTCAATCGGGTGGAACAGGCTAGAGTTCCAGATACTGTTCTGCGAGTCTCGGTACTGCTGAAGCTGTTGAGCCTGAGCCTGCATAACCTCAGGTGACTGGTTAGGGTCCGCTCCAATCTGATTCCAGTAGGTGACCATCGCGTCGCGGACGTTTGCGGGCAGCTTATCCACAGAGGTTAGGCCGCTATTGATGCCGTCGTTGATCGTCTTCAGGTCAGCCTGGTTGATCGTACCTGCGGAAGGAGTCTGCTGCTGGATGGCAGATCCGACACCGATAGGCTGGAACGGAGTAGTCACTGGACCCCCTGATCACCCCAGTCGTAGGGGTTCAGTTGTGAACCGAACATGGCGGACGCCATACTGTCGGTGTGTACGCGAGGAAGATTGCTGTTGGCCAGCTCGACGCCAAGGGTGGGCGACTGCTGGAATGTCATGGCGAGCGCGCCCATATCGTCGAACCACTGGCCGCCATACTGATAATCAAGTCCCTGTTGTTGCATCACGACCCCTGGGCCTTGATCTGCCGGACCACGTTACGCATAGCCCAAGAAGCCCCAGGCTGGTTGGCCATGAATTCCAGGACTGGCAGGTAACCGGTCAGCTTTTGGATGTCTTCTCCTTGCTGGTCCGGGAGGTTGAGCGCTTCTGTACCCGGCCCCGCACCCGAGGCAGCACCACTAGTGACAGGTACATCAGGCTGAGTTGTAGGACTGCTGAGAGGGACAACGCGACTAGCAGCCGAACCGAAGAGGTCATTGAAGTTCATCCCCTGCACATTGACATCCTGGGTGGCCATCTTGGCGCCAGACTCTTGCGTCTGATATTCCTGCTGCTCCCCGTAGCCAGCGTTGGGTAGGCTACGGTTGGCTTCAGCTACGGCCTTGTCGGTGCGCTCGCTGAACTTGCCAGGACCTGGTGTGGGTGTTCCCATAACCTACCCTCCGCTCACTTGGGCATGTGCTTGTCGGTGCCCCGGGTAAGCTTATCCGGGTCGAACTCGCCGCTCTCCACGGGACCGGTGGCCTCCCACTTGTGGGGAGCAACCTCCTGATTGAGGCGGTCGGGACCAACGTTGCCATCCTGGTCGTAGAATGACAGCTCGGGCGCCTCAAGCGCCCGCCCCTTCAGGGATTCGAACTCACCCTCGGGTCCGTGGTCACTGGCGAACCACTCGCCGGAAATGTTGCCTTCGTGGCTAGAGCCACTGTGAACCTGAGACAGGCCCATGCGTTCCTCCTTATACCGGTTGCTGTCGGCGCGTCTGCGCTGCCATGCTGGGCTGGCCCTTATTGTTCAGGCCAGCGAGGAGAGACATCAGGTCACGTCCCTGCTGCTCTCCGGCCTGAGGTGTAACACCTGCCATATTGACTTGTGAAGCCCCTCCGGCCCCGCTGGGTCCTCCAGGTCCACCAGGGCCCTGTCCGCCGCTTAGAGCGGCTTCCAGGGGGTTCTGAGGCTGCCCCTGCCCCTGAGGCTGCTCCTTAGGCTTGAAGACCTCAAGAACAGCGTCGGCGACAGTCTTACCCTTCTCTCTCAGTTCGATCAGTTTGGCCACCTTCTGGAGTTCTGGCACTGGATCGAACGGAGCTCCTTGGGCCTGGGACTGTAGGGCCATCTGAGGGATGGCTTGCATGTAACCCATGACGCCCTGCTTGAGCGCATCCGTGAACTGTTCGTTGTCGATCTGCGTCTGCATCGCGACAACGTCGATGTTCATCGGGAGCTGTCGCTGGAAGAAGTCTCGGGATATGAGCTGGTCACCCCGAAGTTGAAGGAGCCCGACGATAGCACGTGCAGGATCCTGTCCAGCTGCGAATCCGTAAGTGACGTCGACAGTGTAATCCCCGTCGATGTCCTTACTTGGAGTGTATGACTCTTCGAAGGGGGAACCTTGGACAGTGCCACGGATCGTCCTCTTCTCATTAGGCCAGAGGGCCTCATCCATCTCGAACGCAAGGTTGATGGCGATGCGGAGGGCTTCGCCGATCACCTGCTGACCTGTAGTGATGACAGTGTTGAATCCGCCCATCAGAGCCTGCACGCCACGACCGGTGATGATCGAGGCGTCCATGTTGCCTGAACGGGCTTCCGGCGTGCGTGTGCCCACGCGCAGCTCCTGCTCAAGGAGCTGTGCTTCCTGCATGGCAGCCTGCGGGACGTCGATGCCGACTCGCTTGATCTTGTCTGGGTTGTCCGTTCGAATGATGGCGTCATCGCCAAAGGTCATCTTCTGGACGTCGCGGGGGACAGCCAGGGGCGCCCTGACGGTCTTCTCTGTCGCTTCCAGCCCAAGGAGGGCCATGCGAGACTTGGCGAGCTGAACCCAGATCGCGTCATCGAACGCACCTCGGATCTCGTGGTCGTAGCCGGGACGCTTACCGACGGCGACGTAGATCTTGCCGAGCACGTTCTCCATTTGATCCACGACCATGTTGCCGAACTGGGGCAGGTACATAACGATGCGCTCGTTATCCATGTACTTGACCAGCTCGATCTGGCGCTCAGCCCACATACTGGTGTCCGTCTGGTTGCCCTGAATGACACGCAGAAGCTGCGGGTACTTGGCCACCAGGTGGATGGCCTCTTCGCGCCACACCTTAGTGTAGGATCTGAGACGCCCGAAGGCGTCCAGCTCGGGGTATACCCCCATCGGATTCTCTACGCGGATGTGCGGGCGCTTCTCTTTGAAGTCCGGCTCAACGACATAGATCGCCATGCCGTACGTCAGGTAGTGGTCGGATGCCGCGATCTGCTGACCTGAGTACAGGCCAGACTCGATGAGATACCAGGAGGCGATCTTCGTCTTTTTGGTGGCGAAGTTCCTAGCCTTCTGGGTGGTCATGCTGGAAGTGGCGCAGTTGACGCTGGGCATGACGCCCATCGTCTCTGCCATGTCCCTGGCCGAGGTGTCGACCAGGTTGGCTACGATCGGCTTGGGCCACGCATCAGGCATACTCCCCGGGATGACTGTATCGATGTCGCCAGAGCGGACATCGTGGACATCGCGGTGACGCTGGTCGCGATCTGCGGCAGCACGGCGAAGACTCTCAACCTTCCCGAATATAGCTTCAAGTGGAGTCGCCATGTACTACCTCCTATCAGTTGGGCTGGGCTACCTTGAGCCGAGCCCACGTTTCCGGACCCGGATATCCATCCGCGTCAGATCCAGTCCATCCCTGCTGCTGTTGGAACCACTGCACCGCCCGCCTGTCGGTGGGCGTGAACACCGGACCAGGGCCAACCTTGTAGCCCCTCCAGCCAGCCCTCACAAGGGCCTTGCCGAGCTCTGTAACGAGCTTGGAGGTGCGTCCGATATAGAAGTACTTAGGCCCTGGGAACGGGGCGTAGACGGGCGTGGGGACGGGCGCAGGCTTGGGAGCCTGGCCCGCATAGGCAGGGTCAGCAGACTTGATGCCCTCAGGGTACTTCGGGTAGCCATATCCGTACACGTAGTCGTCGCGGCGAACGCGCTGCTTCAGATAAACGCCATCACCTTCGGCGCTGCCGTCATCGTTCGTGTTGCCCTCGATTGTGTAGATGTACGTGTCATCGTAGTTGTAGACGATGCCGGTGTGGGTGCCGCCTCCAGGACCGTAGAACACCTGAGCTCCGATTGCGGGGTACTGAGAGAATCGACCCTGATCCTTGAACCACTGCACACCCTGCGAACAGGAGGCCGTGCGGGGGAAGAGCGCGGTGGCGGCAGAAACCTTCCAGGCCACCCAGCTAACGAAGGTCGCGCACCAAGGCTGGCCGTCGCTCCAAGCGAGGCCAGGCACCTCCTCGCTGTACTTCTGGATGTTGTTCCAGTGGCCACCCGAGTAGCCTTCATGATAGCCAACCTGAGTCTTTGCCAGGTTGATGACATCATTCGTTACGGTCACCGAGATCACTCCTATCTACGCCGAGCTTGTCGGCGATACGCTCTACGATCGTGTTGGTCTCGCTGTCGGCGAGGTAGTCCTTGCGCAGGATCTGTCGGTCCATCTCAGTCGCCCGGTTCTGGGCGATCAGCACGAACGTCGACAGGAAGATAGCCTCAAGAGAGACGATCAGCGTCAGCATCGGCCAGGGGCTCTTCTCGAACCACAGCATCCAGGAGGCGAACCATGCAATGTGGATGTAGACGAAAATCATGGATCCAGCAAACGAGGTGATCGCATCGGCTACCCTCTGGGTCTTGCTCAGTTCCATCCGCCAAACCCCCCTCCGAACTCTGCCGTCTGTGATAGGTAATCAAGATCCACCGTGACCTGCTTCTGTCTGTCACGCTGTGACTGATAGTCGTTACTGACGTGGAACACAGACTCGATATCGTTTACCAGCTCTCGGGCTCGCGTCTCTGCAAACCATAGGGCCATGACCGTGTCCTGCTTGGCCTTACTCTGTGGGAACCAGGTGGTCAACTGTTCGACCAGAGCCTTGACGCCCTCCTGCTGTGAGCGAGAAGGGAGCCTGATCAGACCCTGTCCCTCCTTCGCCCCATCGAACAGCATGCTCATGGAGGCGACGCCGAAGTCGGCGTCGTTCTTGTTGTTGCCTGTGAAGTGTTCCTTCAGAATCGTGCCACGACTACCAAGGAAGTTCCTCAGTTCGCGGTTCTGTGTAACCATCAGGTTCATCGCGTTCTTCTCGATGACCCACTCATGCATGTGGTACTTGACGGTCCACTGCTTCAGCTTGTCGAATAGGTCGTCTGGCTTCTGGTTTCCAGCAGTCCATACGTCAAGGACATACCGCATTCCTGACATACGATCGACACCCAACACGACTGCGGCGGCGTATCCGGTGATTGCTGGGTCGAAGCCACCCACCACATAGAGTCCGTCCATGCCGTGAGGTCGGTGCCCTGGAGCGCCAGGAGACATGAGTCCAGCCGCTCGCATCCCGTCGATGGACGCGGCGACCTTGTCTGCTGGGAAGATCGCATCCTCAACCACCTGCTCTTGCTGGTAGACCATCTTCCAGTTCTGAGGCGAACTGGTGGCTCGGCGCCTGGCTAGCGCCTTGCCTGAGTGCCAGGGGTAGAGCCCTTCTTCGTTCGCCTCCACCAGTCGTCTTGCTCCGAGCGACACCGGGGGTCGGTTGGTCCAGGGTGCGAGAACAACCCAGTCATCGGGTGACTCCGCAAACTCAAGTACCGCAGGTTGTGTGAGATAGGTCCAAGGTGACTCTTCGTCTTGACCATACCATTCTGGCTTTTGAATCTCAGAGTAGAGTTCCACTGGAGCCAGACGCGTTCCGACAAGGAGGAGAACTCCTCCGGGGTAAGTGAGTCGGTTGATGACCTCTCGTTGGATCCAGTCGATCTGCTTCTCAAACTCATGAGCGTTCTTACCTGTCACTGTGTCGTCAAGGATGATGAGGTCAGCTCGGTTACCGTAGATCTGACCGTTCATGCCTAGAGCCTGCACGGTAGGCGTTGCCTCGCCGGAGTCTCGGGCTTCTGCGTTCACGTAAATACTGTCGGCTGTCCACGACGCGCTGTTCGCGTCGAAGCCACCCTCTGGTGCGAAGTCGTGCTGAAGCTTCTTATAGGCCGGGTTCGCGCCGCTAAGGCGGTCCTTCACCGCCCGCAGGAACCTCTTGGCCATCTCCTGAGTCTGGGACACGATGATGATGCGGATGTTCGGGTCCTGGCAGATCCGCCAGGTCGTGTAGTTCACCGTGATGGTTGTAGACTTCGCATGCTCCGGAGGGGTGTTAACGATGATCATGCCAGGGTCGCCTGGCTTGTAGATCTGATTCGGGTGTAGGTCGCGAGGCTCGCGACCCTCCAGAACGTCGTACCACTGAAGCTGGTGATGGAAGAGCTTGGTATCGAGGTACTCTTCACAGAACTGAGGAAAGTCAGGTACTTCAATTTTGTCCACGGTAGCACTAGCTGTCGTCATGTTCGACAGTCGAGCATACTCAGCCCGGAAATCCTTGTCGGATTCCTTGTAGTATTGGACAGCCTGCTTCGTGATCCCTAGGTCCAAGATAGCCTTAGACATAGGGATACCCTTCCTCATGTAGTTAAGGATGGTATCCTTCTTCTCACGAGTAGTCCTGTTAACAGGTCTAGGCATCTTGACCCTCCTTACTCAGTTCTCTTGACCCATACCAGGTCACCGCCCGGAGGCGGTGCCCTACCTAGCGGGGAGAGATTCCGCGAAGGAGGACTGTCCTTTAGATACTAGTAGGCAGCCCCCAAGGGCTGCCGTACTTGTGTTGACCGTGTTGGGCCAGCCTTGAGGGCTGGCCACCTTGGTGGCCTCCGGTCGAACCGCTTCGCAGGTTCAATGGTTACATATATAGTAAGACCCCCGACCTGCCTACCTGGACCATGCGTAACCTCGAATGTTACCAAACCTTTGCCAAAGTTCTACGAAGAGTAAGCAAGGTGGACCCATCTGGTCACTCTCTGTAGAGCATTCCTGTCATGGTCACAGTCAAGTTTTATGGCAGATTTTTGTGGGGTCTCATCCTCATCCTCATCGCCGCCGCTTAACAACCTGGGGTCGACCTGTCCTGGTTCGCCCCATGTGCCTGCTTCGTCCCCGCCTGGCTTGCCCCACGGTGAGCACGTTTGAGCCAGATGTCCGAATCGTGCCGATGTGCGCCGATGTCTCAACATATGAGATGATATGTGTCCAGATGCTGAGATGTGAGCACGTTTGCCCGTGCTTGTGGGTGGGGACTATGTAAGGGGCAGACCGTAGAGTCGACCATTACTGCTCAGATGAGCACGGTCATACACATACGAGCATGCACACACGGGGGGTATAGGTGCGCGCACATAGGGCATGGATTGCATCGGCGAACGTTGCTGTAGAAACGGACATTCCACCACAATCTAGCCCAGTTCTGTAGCAATGTTTGTACCAAGGGCTGCCTGATCTGCCCGATTCGCCCTGCTTCCCCCGCTTGATCCTGTCTTGGGCCAGCCGTAAGGGCTGGCCTGCGTGTTCCATGATTTTTCTGGGGAATCACACGTTTGCACAGGAGCACGCACCAGCAAACACGAGTGATCCACAACCCCTCTGACCTGCGAGTGTTGACACCAGGGGCTGCAAACACCCAGTGTTCTCGGTGTCGCCACGGCAACGGGGCGGCAGGGAGGCCAAGACGGCTCTTGAGGGCTACAGCTCTCGTTCCTTGATCAACTCAAAAGCGGTTCTGACTGTCACCCGGAGCGCTACGGCGCCCGGAGGCGACCTTAGTCCGGAAGAACACGCACCCCGCATGGGGCACAGTGGCCAGCGATTCGTCTGACCTTCGGGTTACGAGGCTGGACCGGGCAAGTATGGCGCCTGCGCAGCAACACAGCGGTAACCAGGGCTCACGCCCTCCCCGCTCG